TCCAACCATCCGTCGTGCTATCTCCCAGCGTCACGATAACAGTTTTTTTAGTCTGAAGGTCGACAATCAGTTCTTCTAATTGCCATGTATTATTTAATAATGATTTTGTAGTCTCAATAAAATTATTACTAGAATAATGCGTGAGCTCTCCAAGATATATTGATGCAATTAAAATATCTGTATTCTTACTTGTAAAAGTTGCTCCACTAGACATCGCTGAACTCTTTACTAGCTTAAACTTATTTTCCATAGTATCTAAAATAAGATGATGTAAGAATCCACTACTAAGTTGAAGATTTTCATGCTCTTTTATCGAGTAGTAACTTGTACCCTTTGAAACAATAATCTCGTTCTGTTCTCCGAATCCGATAAAACTAAACGTTTTTGAATAATTGTCATAGATTATTTTACCTTGTACAACCGAACCGATTAAGCTATCCTGCGTATATTCTGAGTAGCCAATTGTCTTAACGAACATAGAATTAACTGGATAATGTAAAGTACCCTTATACATAATAGCAAGTATGACTTGCGTTGACGTGATGTTCTTAACGTTCGCCAAAGTCATCACGGTTAACCCTTTATTTTGGAAGTCGTAAACAACATATTCTGACAATCCAGTTGGTTCGTAACTAATGCTCAAATTAGCATTTGGAGCATAATTTTTATTTCCAAACGAAATCCATGTATCTTTTTTTAAGGATACTGTTTTAGTCTTACGATCAATAGTTAATAATCCGTCGAAAATTACGCCGAACTGATTAGGTACACCTTCGATTGGCGATTGATATGAGCCGCCATCCGCCCATGCACTTCCATTCCAGTAGTTCCAGTGACCGTTGTCTGTTGTGATAAAAATACCTTTGTCGCCTGTTGGCTTTGCTGTACGTAAGGCTGAAATACTCGAATATGTTCCTTTAGGCGACCCGTCTAAAATATTATTAAGCATCGCTTTTATTTCAGCTTCGTCTGCTTTTGAATTGACAACACTATCAATCGTAGAGAGTCTCTCAGCTAGATGTTCAAATGGTCCTCTAGCCTTTGCTACTTCCATATTCGCATTACCGTCTTTGGATGCTGTTTCGTACGTGACTTCAAGTGCTTTCGCAATAGACTCACGAACATCAGCACCTCTTGTTTTCTTTCTAATACCTTCAACTAGAATGTTGATGTTCTTAGTGTTTGGCAGCGGTGTTGTGTCGTCGTATAAATTCAAACGTCCTGTTGCTTCTTCTGTTGTCATTAACTTCCTCCTAATTCATTTCTAATTTTGATGATTTCAGCTTCTAACGCTCTAATTCTTTCTGTATTTTCGGGCTTGTGTTCATTTCTCAAGCGCTCTAGTTCACTTGTTAGTGTCAAAAGTTTCTCACGCTTGCTCTTAATGTCTTGATTCGCTTTAGCACGCTCAATTGATTCAATTGCTTCTTGAGATTGGAGTTGGTAAGCAGATAGCGATTGAGACTTAGAACCAATAACCAAATCCACACTCTGAGGGTTCAGGATGTCAATCTTCTTTTCGATGATTTGTAACTTCTCTATTCCTGAGAGTGGAGCGTTCAAAATTGGATGGGTATTACCGATTTTAAATTTCACATATCTAGAGTCAATCAAATATCTCTCGACTGCTGCAACCGTCCACTTTGCAAGAGCGATTTTTTGATTTCTTAGGTACTGTAGTCCTCTACTTTTTAAGACGGACGGACTATCAATCTCTGTCCAGATAACAGGTTTTCGAATAATGCCAAACTTTGCTACAAGTTCAGCATCTTCAAGCCACATCTTGCCACCGTTCACTGACGAGATGTCAATCTGCTTTCTTGTTACATCAGATCCTTGCTCTTCTTTATCACTTGAAGAAGAGCCGTCTGAGTTCTTCTCATCTGCTCCAATCGGCATTATTTGAGTAGCAATGCCGTCAAATGAAACTTCACGAGATGCCGACTTAATATTTCGTCCTAATTGGATAGGCGATTCTTGACTCTTACCAATCGAAGAGGTCCAATCAAGGTAGAAGCCGTCATTCTCTCTTCGTAAAGTAAGATATCCACCAATATTAGCAACAATACGCTCTCGAATCGTATCCCAAGTAGATTCATATCCAAGATAGCGCCAAAGCTTGTCTGTCAAACTTTTGACAGTGACAGAACCAAGATAAATTCGCTTGTAATCTTCTACTTGTGCATTATGCTGATTCAAGATTTCTCTCAAGTATGCTTCAGCACCAGTGTTTTTCAACTTTTGGAAATGTTGTGTACTGTCATGCAAAAAGGATAGGAAATCTTCACAAACAACCTCTTGAACGAAGCCTGTACTCGTCATTTTATTTGAAATAGTTAAAACTCTACCCTCGAACTCAATTTCATCATCGTATAGATTAACTACCTGGATGATAGATTGGAAAGGAACTAATTTTTGGTAAAAGCTATTTTGCATTGGCATCGTGAAAGTAAATTCATTGATTGCATTCTGGGCTTGCTTGATAGATCCTGAAAGGATTTTATTACCTTGTCGAGAATATGGACTATGAACGACCTTCTTTTTGGTAAAATCGGTATCCGATAACATTTCTCGAAAAGAGTTCCAAAAATATACTTCAAAACCTCCTCTGCTACTCATGCCATCACCTCTGCGTTAAATCTTAATGAAATCGTTCCATTTCCTTTGGCAGTAAAACGGTTGATACCTGGTTTCACAGAAAGGACGAAATCTGTATTTTCACCCTTCTTAAACTTGTATGTTTTGCCTTTCTTATCGATAAGACTAATCTCATTGCTGCAAATGACTGTTGGACTGACAGAAGTATTACCGCCGTTCACAAAGTAAATCTCTTTTTGACCATTAATCTGCCATTTGGTCCAATTAGAGAAATCGTTCTCGAAGTCGAACGTATCCCAGACGTCATCGAAGTAATTATCAACATGAAATGCGAATGGGTAGCAAATGAACACAATTGTAGCAATCAAATGCTTCTTCAGGGGTACATCTGTTACTTTGATACTTTTGATTTTCCCAAGCCAATAATATCGCTTATCGTGAGTATCAAAGAGCTGACTTTCTGATTTGGTTGTCATGCTTGATTTGATGAACCGTTCAGCTACCTTTCTATCAGGATAATCTTTGTTTGGTAGCTTAAATTCATAAGTGATTTCTCGTCTATCAAAGAAGACCTCCCCAAGCACGTCAGAGAAGTCTAAAACACCTTGCAAATAAGGGATTTGCTCTACAATCTCCTTCTTATCAGGAGTAGGAGCGTCCCTACTTTGAAGATACCAACCAGCATCTTTGCTATTAAAATCACCGAATTGGATATATTCCTTAATTTGAGTAATCATAATCGATGTCGTCCTTTCAATGCCTGAATGTTTCCTACTGCTTCATCGTAAGCATAAGCTGTGCCACCAATGAGCGCTCCTGTATCCAAGACCATTGTCTGTCCTTGTGCTACTTGCTCTCTCAATTCTGACAAGCTATCAATCACATCTGATAATAGACTGGTTGAATGAGCGATATAGGCTTCCTGCCTGCTAGAGGTTTCATCAATAGGCGTTTTACCTCTCAATGTCTCAACCTTCAATTGGCTTGACATAGTAGCAGTCGCTCCTGTCAAAAGATTCTTAGACCTTAAACTAAAATCATTCACATGATCACGGATAGTATCCAAGTGACCTGTAACCTTATCCATTGATGAATCAAGACCATCTGAAATTCCTAGACCGATTTGCCAGCCAATGCTTGAAGAGTCATCTGCAATCACATCCTGGATACTCTCTGCCATGGTTGAAATGTTATCCATGACATTTCTCCAACCCGCTTGAATACCTTGATTTAAACCGGCCATAAGAGCCGAGCCGTTTTCGATAAGCAACTTTCTGTCGTATGAAACTGGTCCTTTATGGTCCTTAATCCATTGAGCCATATTTGAGACGCTAGATGTAATCTGAGACCACCCTGAATCAATACCAGATTTCAGACCAGCCATAAGAGCTGAACCATTTGAATACAAGTCAACTCCTGACGCAATGTTTCTCAAGTAGCTGTTAGCACTGTTCACGAAACTTTGAGTAATCGTAATCATCTGCTGCCCAACAGATCTCCAAGAAGAAACCATCAAAGCTCCGTTAGATTGAATAGATGAAACTATCGAAGTCATACCATTATCAACAACAGTCCGCATTTGATTGATGGACTCTTGCATCGAAGTCATCATTTGAGTTCCAGCGTCTCGAATTGCTGCAGTTGAACCAGACATCGATGTAGATATACTAGAACCGAATGAACTGATATTGCTTACTACAACAGCAGTAATCGTTCCGAGACTCTGTAGAGCTGAATTAGCTTGCGACACTTGAGCATTGAACATCTCAAATCCAACGTTAATAGCTAATAGAGCTGAGCTGATAACAATAACACTAGATGCTAGAACTTGTGAATTAGTAGCAAAAGTCTGTAAAGAACTTCCAACAGTGCTTAACTGTGTAGGTAGGTTTGTCAAGCTTTCAGAAAGTTGGGTGAATGCTGTTGGTAGAGTTTGCAACGACATTGATGCCAATTGCGAGAATATCGCAATCAATTGCATTCCTTGGCCTGCTTGTTGCAACCCTGGGCCTGCTGAAGCAATGCCAGAATTGACAATAGCTGTCAATCCTGTTGCTACTGTCGCTAATGTTCCAGCTAAGTCTAGCAATCCCAGCTCGGTGAGCATCGCAATCCCTTCAGCCATGTATTTGACTCCAAGGCCTGCGTTTAAGGCAGCATTACCGATGCTGTCAAAGATTCCAGCTACACCGTCAAGGACATTACGGATAGCAGAGCCAAAGGACTCAACTACACTACCAGCACTTTTCAAGATAGAGCTCACTTGTTCTCCAAATGTTTTCAAGAGATTAGACAAGCTATCAATGATAGGACTAATCTGAGAGAACATGCTACTAAATGACGAAACAATATCAGCAATCGACGGAGCTATCGCAACCACCATTTCAGTTATGGCTGGAGCAAATGGAGCTATCGCTTCAACAATTTGAACGATAGCGTCAGCAATAATTTGAACTACTGAAACGAACGCATCACTTATAATCTCGACGATTGGAGTCACTGCTGTTGCAATTCCTGAAATGGCTTCACCAAGAGCTGTGATAAAAGGAGCTGCCGCTCCCATAGCTTCACCAAATGCCACGACAAGAGGAGAGAGTTGAGCCAAGGCGCTTGTTACATTTGGAAGAACTCCTGAAACTGTAACGATAGCCTGGGCAAATGTGCTGATAACCACAGTTGCTACTGTGGCAAAAGCTTGTCCTACCGATTTAATGATCAGCGACACACCTTCGCCTTGACTAGCAATGAGACTTAATCCTGCAGCAATAATAGCCACACCGGCGCCGATTCCGACCGCTGCAATACCAATCGCTCCGCCAAGTGCAAGGATGTTGCCGATCCCAGCCGTTCTCAAAGCCAATCCAAATGCTCGGATGACCGGAGCCAATCCTGAAAGAGCAATTTTGATGCCTTCACCAATCCCTGTCGCAGCCGTCTTGATTGCTGTCCCTGTTGTTTTGATTAGAGTTGAGATTGATTTGAAGATTTGAGCGATTGCACTTTTTGAGTTCGTTACACTTCCTACAGCTTCGTCAGCACTTTCTTTAGCACCCCTCGAAAACCATTTGAACGGATTGAAACTCTTTAAGAAATTAAATGCCTTGAATGCAAACAAAGCACCGCCAATCCCTGTAATTAAGCCTCTCCAAACATCTCCGCTGATTGACTGTGACAGTTTTGAGATCCAGCTTACAATCATTGAAATAGCATTTACAACGTGGCCGGCCGCGGCGCCTACGATATCCCACGGGATAGCATCGCCTAACTTCTCAGCAAGGTCTAAAGCTGCATCCGTCAAGTCTTTAAACGCTTGATAGGCATTCTTAATTGCTCCTGTTTCAGAAAATGCTTCTAGTGCAAACTGAATGGCCATTGCTAGGTTCTGAATAACCACGTTTACAAACTCAACGATATTACTAAAGCCTTTCATGACGTTTTCAAAACCGTTGGCCTCGCTCGTCAGTTCGTCAAAGAGAGACTGGATTGTGACAACTACATCTCTAAATGTATCCTTGATTGTGTCAAAAATGCTTTCATCGACTCCAAGACCAGTGAATAATGATCTAAAACCTTCCTCAACTTTCGGCCCTGCTTCAGCCATTGCTACTTCAATGGCTTGAGGGAGCTGACGCATGATATTTCCAACCATGGGCACGAAATTACCAAGAAGAAAAGTCGAGGTACTAGATATTAGGGTCTTTAAAGCGGGTCCGACATCCTCACCAAGCGAAAGATTGGCTAAAAAGTTGGATGCTGATGCCTTCATTGCAGCAAATGAACCACTGAAAGTAGTTTCAGCTTCTTTCGCAGCAACTCCAGCCACTCCCAAGTCTTTTTGGACAAGATCGATAGCCTCTACAATATCTGCAAAGTTATTGATGTTGAACTTCTTGCCCATTGCACCTTCAAGCTTGCTAGCATCATTTAGAAGCCGTTGCATTTCTTGTTGAGTACCACCATACCCTAACTTGAGGTTGTCCAGCATGGTATAGTTCCCCTTGGCAAATCCTTGATAAGCCATTTGGATTGAACCGATGTCAGTACCCATTTTAGCAGAGTTATCAGCCATAGCCATGATTGCCTTGTTCGCTGACTCAGCAGCCTTCACGGCATCACCGCCAAGCGCCTTTTTTAAGCTGGCACCAAAAGAAACTGCCTGCTCTGCGTATGTATTAGCAGAGATACCAGCCGAAGCTGCAGCAGTAGCATATTGCTTCATGGTGTCTTCTGCTCCCTGGTAGAGCGTATCAATACCACCAAATGATTGCTGGAGTTTGGCTCCTTCGTCCAAAGCTGTGGAAAATACACCTTTAACAGCACTACCCAAGGACTGAATCCCTGAAATCAGCGCACCACTAACGATATTAGCGCCAAGGACTGACTTAAAGACCGAGCCTAATTGTGCACCGCTTTCGGATAATCCTCCAACCATGCCTTTTAACCGTGCGACTCCTGACTGAGCCTTGTTGCCATCCATATCAACTTGAATGACGACCTTTCCATCTGCCATCTTACTACCTCCTTCCTAATCCATTTCGTAGTAATAACCTTCGTCTTCTTCATCATCATAATTTTCAGAATCAGGCAACGCATACTCTTTCTTTAACTTCATCATTTCATCAATGTAAGCCTGAGAGTCGCCCTTTCGTGGCTTGTACTTCCTAATTTTGATGACTTCAACGAATTTAGTGCCTTCTGGCAACCCTGACAACAATGCATTAAACTTCTTCCAGTGCAACTTCCCTCTTTCTTCAAGCAAATCAATGCCGTAAGCTTGCATGAAGCTTGCGTATATAAAATCACCATCTAAAGAAATGTCATATACAGGCGGTTCTTTGCTTTGAGTAGAAGGTTCTTTTTGCATCACGTTGCCGGCCAAGTCGTACTCAACCGATACATCTTTCAGTGATTTTAACTGGATGTGTTCCTCGAAAACCCGTTGAAAGATATTCATAGCATCTTCAATCGAGAACGACCCAAAGCTATCTCCTGTAAGCATTTTTAGAGCAAAGAAAGGCTTAACTTGTTCTGGCACCTCTTCATCACACCACATTTCAAAGAGTCTGATGATGTTATCAAAGGACATATTGAGAGAGTAGATCTTATCACCTATAACCAACTCATCTGTTAATTTTCGTGATAGATCTAGCATCATTAACCCTCTAAATATTTCTTGAACGCTTCTTCTGAATTGCGCTCTTTATATTCTTTCTGAATCCCAAGAATAGCCTGCATCAGATAGTTAAAGGCAATAGTTGTATCCTCGTCTGCGAATTTATAGACTTTTTCAAATGCATTATCCCCAAATAATTGAGTCCAACCATTTTCTACAAGTTCTTTAGCTTTTTCTGCGATTTTCTCGTCGGAAAGTTTTTCAATTTTCTTCCAGTTCTTTGCTAAGCCTTCACGGAACTTATCAAGTTCCTTCACGCCCTTGTCATTTGCAATGTATTCCAGCTGAAATTCTCCGAAATCAATAGGAATGATGTTACTAGCTTTTTTAATGACTACCATGTTTTATACTCCTTTTCAAAAATAAAAAGGCGTGAAATATCACGCCTTAGACTATCCTGGTACTACAGCAGATTTTTTAGGTTTGCGAGTCCACGTAACTTTGAATTTGATCGTTTCAAGTTCAGACGCTTCACCATCTCCAATTTCAATTTCAGAAAGACGGGCCAATCCCTCTTTTTGAGTTTTGCCATCAGACGAAACTTCTTTGTACCAAACAACGAGATCATCACCGACCTCATCTTCTTTGTCAGCAACAAAGTTTTGAGCTTTGTCTGAGTAATCACGATGACCTTCAAATGTGCGTCCTCGCGTTTTAGAGATCACCATTTCTTCCTTGGTACCGTCACCGTCAAAGTATGCAGAGTCGTCTGTTTCTTCGTTGTTTTCTGGTGAAGATGACTTCAGACCTTTAGCAAGCCAAAGATAATCTTCTGCTGTTGGTGGGGTGTCTGGAGTAGCTTCTTTGTAAGGTCCGATGTAGTGTTTTCGTAGTGCGTTTTTATTTTTTGGCATTATTCTTTCCTTTCGATTTCAAGATTTGCTGTCACGTCCAGCAAATAAGTGTAAAAGCCTTGTTCATCTAAATCGTTTAAGTACGGTTTCTTGACTTCAAGGCCTAAATAGTTATATGAATTGTTTTTGCTCGGTAATTCCAAGCCAATTTTTGATAAGGCAGTGTTAATCTGCCATAGTGTAGTATCAATTAATTTCTGGTCTTTTGACTTGATTGCAATCTCAAAAGGTAGGTCCACAATCTGCGTCCCTGCCATGTCCTCATCCACCACATCTCCGCCAGGGAGAGGATAGACGACCAATCCCTCTTTCTCGTCTAAATAGCCGTGTTTTGAAGGGATTTTGGTTTGAACACTTTTGATATGCTCCAGCAAGACCTCTGAAAAGTCATTTTTGTGCATTATTTAACTCCCATTGCTTCGGCACCGACCTCTGCCCAATTCTTTGCATAAAGAGCGGAGGCTTTCTTATCCCATCTTGGACCTGTTCCAGGTGTTGGTTTTTGGCTCAGGAGCTTATCTTTATTCGCAAAGAAAAATCTTCTTTGTTTTTCAGAAAAGAAACCTTTGCGCTTCTTGCCATAATAGAGCAATCTAGCGTAAGGTGTTGCGTAGACAATCGAATCTTGACGAACATGTCCACTAGACCGTAGGTCCCCTCTTCGTTTTGGGACAAATCGCTCCATGTCCATTAGCATCTGGTTAGCAATAGCTAACTTCCCTTTAGCGAAATTCTCTGGAGATACTTTCTTCTCAACTCCTGAAAGGTCAATCTTAACATTAACACCGCCCATCAAATCACCTCGATTTCATAAGCTAAAAGCTTTTTGGTCAAAGGATGATATTGCGGTATGATGTTTTTCACAACGTAGCTGACGCCGTTCTCTTCAACGATACCACCTATGAAACTCTTGTCGAGCGCCACAGGGCAATATCTGTGATAGACAATCACAGTCGAAGAATTGGACTCGCTACGATGATTGCCTGAGCCAGAATGAGAAAAGGATCTATCGAACTTGCAAGGAGATAATAAAAGGGGTTCAGAGTAAGCCTCTTTCCCCCAATCGTCCTCACCAATGGGCTTCTTGATAGTCACTGAATCAGTTAGCATTCGTTTATCTATCATAATCAACCCTCGCTGAGCCAAATCCTGCCATTCTTAGCCAGTTTTCAGCGTCTCTTGATAAATTATACCTTTCGCCCAAAGAAAGCGAATTTGAGCCATTCTGAGAGCCTGAACGATAGCTTATAGATGTCCGTCCTACTGACATGCTGGCAATAGACTGCTTATCTTCAGCGGTCATGATGCCAGAACTATCTAAATAAGCTACTTGATAAGCTGTAGCACGTTTAACTGCCTTCTTGCGAGCTGTATTGTCGCTATCAAAGCTATTTAGAGAATAGAAATCCCTGGTATAAGCATCGATAGCGAGTTCTGCTCGTTTTAAAAGCTTGTCAAAGTCTCCCTCAACTTCAAATCCGAGCTTATCGAACTCCTCTTTAGTTAAGTAAGCCATCTAATCACCTCCTTAAAAGGTGGATGTCCCCACCTCAACTAGATCTTGCTTAGGCTCTTCAACGAGTTCAAAGCAATCTTCACCAATCACCTCATTAAACAGGCCATTGATTCGATTAGCTTCGTCTTGATCTAGCTCGTATTCTTGCCCTTTGTCAAAATGACGGTCAGACTTAGCAAGATAGATGTTCACTTTTGCTTTAAACTTGGCCATTTAGCACCTCCAAAAGCTCGTCTTTGGTCTTGTTTGAATAGCCCTCAAACCCTCGCTCTTTAGCAAGAGCTTTTAGCTCTGCCAAAGTCATGTCTGAAAGCGAATGAGTAGCCAAAAACTCTGAGATTTGGCCGTCTTCAATCACTTCTTCAAATCCATCAGCGGTTAGCTGAGCTTCAAGCAAGCTGCCTTCTTGCACGGTATAGACTTGATTCCCTTTTTCATACTTACGCATTTTCTACCTCCTTATTAAGCAGATTTGTGAGAAACATAGACTCCGTCTTGTTTTGATTGCAAGACGAAAAGGTCATGATACAAACGGTTTTGATACAAGTATCCGTCACCTTCTGTGTGTTGACCAGGGGCGAAAAGATAGATTGAGTTGAATTTAGCCTTGGCAATTACTGCTGGTTTAGCAACGATCAAGAAGTTAATGTTTTTACCGTCTGAAGCCTTGACAAAGCCTTCAGTGAAGTCAAACTTAGTCTTGAAGCGTGCATCGTCCCAAACTTCGATAAGCTGAACTCCGTCAAGTGAAGTGACACGAGTATCGATTCCTTGAGGCGACGTAGTAGCGATTGAGCGTGTGAACTCTTTAGAACGTTCCAAGAAATCCATAACCTCGCTAGAAACATACATAACGATGTTTTGAGCGCCGTATTTACGAACTGGCAAAAGGGCATCTTTCAATTTGGTGTAGATGTTCACTTCTGACAGATCATCTTCCGACTTGAAGTGGCTGTTTGTGATAGCTTCTGTAGCAATTTTAGAGAAGCGGTAAGCGTCCACTTCGGGAGTTGCGTGTTCTGTGATGAATGTGTTAGATACGTTAGCAGCTGAAAGTTCTTGGTTGGTTTCGTCAACGTCTGCAGCATCCACGAAGAACTCGACGTCGCGGTCAAATCCGAGCGTGTAGACTTTCTTGCCGCTTGAAACTGTACCAGCGTTGTAGCCTTTAGAGCGAGTATGCGCTTTGTAGCCAGTCACTGAAATAGTCGGCAATTCGAACGACTTAGCGCCCAACCAGTTTACTTGTGGTGTTTCCAAAATGCTTGTAAGTGCGCCTTGCATCAATTTCTTTTCAAAGGTGCCCTCGTGTTTAGTGATGTAGTTAATTGTCATTGATCATTCTCCTGTTAGTTATTTAATCCTAGAGCCTTTAAAAAGGCATCTTCTTGATTCGTTCCAGCCGTTGGATTTCCTCCGGCCGAAAATGTCGGCTTTTTCTCCTCGACTTGCTCTGTGCGACCAAACTGAGGATATTTCTGCAATACTTGGCCAATAGCGTCCTCAATAGACACCTCATCGGACACCAAGCGAGCAGATAGAGTGATGACGTCGTCTACAGACTCAGCATTTACTCCCAGAGTCAGAGCTGACAACTTAGCTTCCAGATTTTTCTTATCTGACAAAGCATTTTCTAGCTCTTTCTCTTTAGCAGCAAGTGCTTCTGACTGTTTCTCGGCCTCACTCTTTTGTGAGTCTTTCCACTCTTTGAGCTGTTGGAGCCCTTCTTTAGCACTTTTGACATCCTCAAATCCTAGGCTTTTGAAGATTTTTTCTTGTGCTTTCTTGGCTTCTTTAGCTACAAGACCAGTCACCTCATCTTGAGTGAATGTCTTGACAGGTTGCTCTTGAGTTTGTGACTCAGTGGTTTCTCCAGTATTGGCTGACTGGTCAGCTTGTGTTTGAATGTCTTCTGCCATTCTTCTGTCCTCCTAAAATTAGGTATTATCTTCCGTTCTTTACCGACTGCGGATAAAGTCAAGCAAAAAACCGCATCGAATCCGACACGGTTTATAGCAATTTACAGTGATTTATAGCAGTCTATTCCTGCAAGTCAAGATATTGGATCACCTCCTAATCTTTAATGGCACGATTTGAAACTTTGGCGTAAACATCCACATAAGTCTCTTTCTTGTCTCCATTATGCGTGATTTCTGCATAATCTCCACAAGTCTCGCTTGATGTAATTTTGTTCGTACTAACAAGAGCTTTCCAATTTTGTAAAGTCTTACTAAACCAAACTACAAAGCAGTCTT